ACTTGTAAAACGTACTATGATAATTTTCTTATTCTAAAAGCAAGTAAAAATTTTGTTATGTTATAATGCATCTATAAAAGGTAAAAGACAAAAAATTTTCTTGGCATTTAAGCTAGACAAAAATTTTCTTTTATAGTTCGGAGCATTAACTCATACTAAAACTATTGATTAAATTAGACATCGTTATGCGTGTGATGATCCACGTCCTCTAGTGTTATTTATGCTTGTGACGATCCAGGGTTAGTTAAAAAATTAACTTTCGAGGATAAACCCTTCTCTGTCATGCGATTCTGTGATTGCATTTGATTTGTGATGCGTTGTTCCTGGTGACTTGATTGTAGTAATCCAAGGTCATTCTGATAACCACGTTCTTGCATTAATTGTTCCTGCCCGAAGTTACCTTGTTGCATCATCTTTTGGAACTCAAAAGAGTTTCCTTGCATTTCCTTTTGGAAATTGAACATGTTTCCTTGCATACCTTCTTCATGTCCAAATTGATTTGATTGCATCTTTTCTTGATGCTTGCGATTTGTGTGTCCTTCAATTGCTCCTCCAATACCTGACATAATACCACCACCAATAGCTGTTGCTAACATAGCATTTGATTGAACGCTTGTACATGGGATAGCACTATCAAAGACTGGCTTATTATTTTCAAAACCAGCAGCAATTGTTTGGAAATTTGGCGATTTTGTGAAACTATTATTACCACGATCAAACCATAAGAATGTATCTGTGACCTGGAAGTCATTGGTTCTATCAGTAACAATAACTGCTTGTACAATAATGTTTTGTGTCAAAATTGGTAAAGCACGATATGCATTATTAGTTGCTGTGTTGATGACGAATACGTTATATTCTTGCAAGTAGCGAACTGTTGCGATAGTACGAACTGATACAGCATCTGTGAGTCTAAATTGTAAGCATTGAGTTAATGGAAGGTCTGCTGAACGCCTTTGGAACCAGCGTGAAATTGTTGCATTATCAGTGGCTGTAGCACCAGGATATCCACTAATTAGTATAGCAGATGGTGGAATATCTGTAATCCTCAGTGCTTGATAACCTAATGGCAAAGAGTCAATTGGTGATGTAAATCCAAGTTGTTCGTCAATATTCAAGTACGGATATGATGGGATAGTATAACTAGTTGTTGGTGTATCAATGTTACTTAGACCACACATACCATACATTTGGCTTGTTGTTCTCGATGGTGCCACTTGTGGAGAAGCTAATGAAATTACATAAAAGATGGTCGTACCACAATCTGTGATAACTTTAATATATTGACCCATCATTAAATATTCATTATTTCCATTAAATGGTTGATCTCTAAGAACATATGATTGGTTATTGTAAACGACAGCATGAATTTTTACTGGTGCTTGTGGACGGTTGAGATCTGATGCAGACCAACCTGTTGAAGTTTTTCCACGGTTCCAATTTGCTTGTGTGAATTTGGTGGTAATTCCTCCTCCCATTCCACCCCATGGCGAAGCTAAAAGGAGTGTTGAAAATGAAAGGGCGTCCATTGTTGTTTGAGATACGATTGAAACTACAGCTTTTCCTTGTTGTGGAAAATTTAAAATTGATAATAAGTCACTAAACATATCCCATTCTTGTAAATAATTACTCCATTCTTGACCTGCTGCATCACCATTAGCATAAAATGCTGATGTATTGGTGCTCAGTTCATCTTGATTCTGAACACATCGTCGTGATGATGACATTGCAAAGGCTTTTTCGTTGTATTCTGGGTAATATGTCTGTGTATACTTCTGTGGTGTTGCTAATGTTCCATCAGAATAGATATTAATTTTCGTATTTGTTGCATTGATAAATAAGTCATCAAATGCACTTGGTTGAAGTGAATTAGTGGTATTTACTGGCAATTCTCTGTATGGAACTGGTAATGAAAAGATGAAAGGATTTGGATCGGCTGCATTACACAATTTAGATGCGACTCTTAAGCGAGTTTTTACTCCTTCACGAAGAGGGTTCTGTAATGATAATAACAGAAATACACACAAGTGTGGTCTGTTCGCATCAACTACCTCATCAGTATTACGATAGAATAGATCTTGTCTTCCATCATGCAAGGTATGGATTTGATTCCATGGCATTGTTACTCCCTTAGCAGTATATGCAAATTTCTGAGCCTCTGATACAAGGATTGTACTCGTTGGATTAGCACGATTTAACCATGCAATTCCAATTGAACCAGAAAATAGTGGATTACCAATTACTGTAAAGCGATATTGAATTGCTCCTGCATAGCGTTCATGTAATCTTGCATAGTTTTTAATATAACTATTCACCCAAGGTGTGTTAACACCATAAGGAATTTGCAAGATGACACTACCACTTGGTAAATCATCAGTAATTTCTAGTTCTATATCAGCATCGAGAAATTGTTCATAAATCAGATGTTTGATGTCGAATGTGATTGCTCCTACTGCCAACATATTTGGTGCACCTACTGGTTGCAAAACTTGATGTTCAGCATACTGTAGGTTAGCCATAATATCTTCACCGGCACTTGTCATTGCTGGAATAGTTCCTGTTGGTTGTGGATTGGTTTGACTTGGCAATGATGAAACTTGCATTGCATGTGCTGACTGATTCATTGTAGCGGGTTCCATTGGTTGGTCAGCATTTGAAGTAACACTTGTTGGTTCAATTTGGCTGAGCATAGTTTTGATATAATTGTTAATATTATATCTAACAGTGAAAATACATCGTTGGTCACGTAGTATTTTAACTGCTTCACCGGTAATTGATGTCATTGATTTCCATTCACTCTTAAGCCATTTCTTGAATAATTTATCACTTCTAAAATGATACTTAACAGTCTTGAAACAGTCTTCAGTATGTACATCTCTCGCATGATCACATTCCACTTCAATTAATGGTTCGTCGCAACTATTAGCTGTTACTTTAGTTGGTTCGATTTCACCATAATTCATAGTAGCAGTCATTGCTGGAACAATTCCTGTTGGTTGTGGAATTGTGCAACCTGGCACTAATGAAATTTGCATTATTGATGCTGGTTGATTCGGTGCTGTGAGTTCCATTGGTTGGTCAGCATTTGCAGTAACACGTGTTGGTTCAATTTCACCATAAGTAATTACAGATCCAAATGGAATTTGGAGTTCACGTAATTGTTGGTATAATTTATGAGAATGATCTTTAATGATCTCACCATTAATTTTCAAGCGTGGTTCTTCTGTTGGTAATGATTTACGAAGACTTTCACATGCATTCCTCTTAGAAATAGCTTTCGTTTTCCCTTCTCCAGTACCACGATAAACATCATTATCTACTGAAATGTAACCTGTACATTTCCACTCAAGATTATTATCAGGTCCTTCTGCAGAGTATTCATAAACTGCTGGTTGCATACCACGTTTCTGTAAATATTCATTAATCCACATGTCTGCCATGTTTTTAAATTTTTGAAAGTTCAAAGTTGAATTCGCTTCAATTTGTATTTTTGATTGAATTGTGAGGTCCTCCTGTGCCTTAGAAACAGGAGAAATACGGTGTCCACGGATATAATCGATGAATAATTCTCGAGCGTATTTATACGGTGTTATATCAAACGGCACTGAATATTCTGCACATACATCTATTGCGATGTTCTTGCAAGTATTGTAAAATTCTTCATCATGTAATGAAGCTTCTAATAATGCAGTTACCAAATTTGATTGTATTTGCTCTCTGGTTAATTGATTATACCAAAATAACATGGCTAAGATTGATTTTTCTGATAGTTTGGGGAAATAAATCATAGGTTCAACTTGTACATAAGTACGAGAACAGAATGAAACTAAACCTTCTGTTTTTGTTGGTGTTTGAGTTAAACCATATTTTGCAGCATCTTCTACCAAGTCTTTATCAGTAACTGTTAACACATTAGAAATTTTACGAATAGCATCGTCTCCAAGTATTTTAATTACAAAGTTCTTCTTTATCTCACCATAAGTAGGGAAAACTTTAAAGTCTTCTAACCATTTCCGGCAGAAAGTGTAGAGCGAAACCTTCAATACTGTATGACAGTTCATTAATGTTGTTACATATGAACCTGAACAGTTACCACAATCGATGAAATAGATATTACCATCTAATGTGTGTAACCTATTGGTTAGCATTTCTGCCATTGCAGTACGGATTTCGTATGTTTCATTTCTCAATACACATTCTACAAAATCTTTGATTAGAACGCTAGGTGTTGATTTATCTAATGCTTTAAAATCAGCATTTAAGAATTCTCCTTCTATAGCGTCAAACTGTAACATGTGTGTTGTTGCGTCTAAATAGGGATTTGTTCCAATGCAGTACATACCCATTTCATGTTTAGCAATAACTTTATTCAAGAAATCACCAAAATACGATTTGAGTACCATATTAATTGATAGATCAAGTTCGTTAAATAAGCGAACTTTACCAACTGCTACTTTCTCTTTTGGTAATAATTCCACTTTTGCATTGTCTTTAGAAATTATTAATGGAGCATAGCCTTGTGCAATTGACCCATGATATAAATAGTAATCATCCATGAGTGTCTTCCCAGCCTTTGTAGTATCGTTAATACGATAATATGGTTTTGAATTTAATTTTGATTCATTCAAGTTGGTAAATAATATATCAGGCGTTTTTAATGGTCGTTTGGTTTGAATACCGAATTGCTTCTTAATTTTAGGACCTACAGATGTTTCCATTTCTAGTCCTTTAAGATGCCCGACACCATTTACTACTTCATGTAATTTCAATATGCGTGTAGTACCATAATCTACGTCATACATTGTTTTGATAATCTGAGTGACATAATCATCAATGCGTAGATCATAAGTACCAAGTGTTGGTAATTTTTCTGCATATTTTACTGCTTGTGAAAATAATGGTAAAATGTTTCCTTTACGGTCTTTGTAAAGTTCTGAAGCGTCTTTAACATTATCCATATTTAGTGCTGCTGGAATTTTAGGACATTCTGCATATTTTTCACCGATTGATACATATTTCTTCTTGAATGCTGGGTTTGAATAAAAGCGTAAATTTGGCATATAACCAAATACACGCAATTTTGAACATCCTTGATAAACACTATCATGAATAGCACCTTGAAGTAGTTCCTTTGTATATGGATCGACTACCATGTGTTTCTTACTAACTTGATGTATGATTGAATCACAAGTTGAATTAGCTTGAATGTTGAATAGGTCTTCCTCACATATGGATGAGAACCATGCATAACCCGCAATACTCAATGCATTATGAATTCCTAAAATCTTTGGTTGATCTTTGTATAGTGTTAATATTGGTAATCCACAATCTCCTCTTTTAAAGATTTTGTATGGATCCATCATTCCAATCGTGTCATATTGCCAGTGTTGTGCTTCAAGACGATAGAGCGGATTATTATCATCAATTTTGGGTGATGCAACATTCGAAATGAATGTTAGTTTGGTAGATACTAGCAATGGTTTTGATGTTGGTCTAATAAAATATGAATCTTCAACTGATGGAAATTCAGTTTCAGACAATAACATATTTCTAATGTCCTTAAATTGTGGAAATTTGTTATCAAGAACACATACTATTGCTAGATCTCGTTTCCTTGAAAGTCTTAATACACGACCTTCGTATGTTTTACCATCAGATTGAATTGTCACTGGTGAATTCTGATCTACAAATATGTGTGAAACCGTAATAAGTAATCTATTACATAGTCCCAGTCCATACACTTTTCCACGTCCACTTACTAATACATAATTTTTACGCAATTTCTCCGCTAATACTTCCACTTCACTCGGTGCTTGATGTTCTTCTTCAGCTACTGTTAGATTGTTAGCATTTGCATGTAGTAATCCTTTACGAATTTCATCTCCTTTGGTTTTAAGTAGATATTCCATGCGTTCAATGTTAGCTTCTCCGACAGCTTTCTTGAATTCACGTGTATAGTCAATTAGTGCATTGCTTCTAAAATCATGTTCCCATCTGTTCCAAGCATCTTTGTAACCACGGTCAATAGCTGATTGTCTAGCTAAGTTTGCAGCTTCTGGATTATGAAGCAGATTCCTCTTGAATGTTTCAGTTTCATTTTTGATGTTATTGAATTCTTTATATTCTTCATCTGAACTAACTCCTGAAGCGTTTGACTCAATCTTGATGTCTTCTTCCTCATCATCACTTTTAAAGAGTTTTGCCAGTATTGTTATGACTCCAGTAACTAGTCCTAATGATACAAGACCAATTACGACTGAGAGTACCTTGTTGTCTTTAATAAAGTCAATCAGGGTCTTGTTAGAGAATTCCTGCTTCTTCTTGATAATTGTTGATAACCACATATGATAATTTAACATAGGTTCCGTTTCACCTATTTCGGAAGCTACATATTGATGTATAGCACCAATAAGTGGTGATGGTAAATTGTTTAATATTTGCGGCATTCTACCTGCATTCTTAAATTCAGCGTATTCCTTGTATGTCATAGAATGACGTTGGTTTTGCCATACAAATATGATTTCCATATTTGCTCTATTATGCGTAACCTCAAATTGTTCTGCAATTGGATTACCGACATACAATTTTTTATCATGTAGAATAATTTCACGTCGTGTATCTTTAATGATGAGTTTACATTTAATCCCAGCTTTGATATCATTTAATATTGTAGCAATTTTCATTGCATTATTAACTAAATCGATATCGTTGTTAATTCTACCAGGCATTAATGTTGCAGCATCTTCAAATGATGAAACCATGGTGTTAAATAGAGCTGTTGTGAACTTGATTTCCGTACCATTTGTCTTTTTGAAGCATGATGCAGTAATAGCTGTTCTTGAACGGAATGTATTTGAGAGTGATTGTACATTATCACATGTTACTACAGCATCGAAATCTTCATTGAATCCATTATAAATATCATGGACTATTGTTACTTCGTTTTTGTCTATAACAATAGCTCCAAAATATCTATATGTATAATCTATGAGCTCTTGTTGTGTTACTACAGCTCCATTATACAAATAGTTTCCTGTCTCATCTACATCAATAGTAATTGCATTTTCTCCTACTAATGCTGATGCTTTTGTTTCTGTTTGAACAGTTCCATGTAAACCAATTCTACGTGCTATTCCTGATGATGCTCCATAAGTATTTACATTCCAGTAAAAACTGTCATTCCCACTAATTAATCGTTTGATTCTGTTGGCGATATGGCGTTCTCGTTTAATCACGAAATTCGTGACTAAGATGTATAAATTACACATATCACCTTGATTAATCCATTTTAAGAATTGTTCATAGTTTTCTTTGCTTGGAACGAGAATGTCATCAATAAGGTATAATCCTCTTGTAAGTGGTGGCTCTTCAAAGTTTTTAACTTCAAAGCGTTTCCATCCTGGATAAGCATTATAGATGTTTTGTATAATGCGTCGTCCAATTTGTGTCTTTCCGGTTTTTAAAGGTCCTTGAATGCGAATTACGTTGAAATTTTGACCACAGTGTGAAGCGTTTGCATTGCAAACACTTTCTAGCCAATCTTCTCGACGTACTCGTTCTGCTTGGTCTACTACTGGAGCATCTGTAATATGTTCTTGACGTAAGAAATTTAACTCACGCTTTGCTATTTGGTACATAATAACTCCAAGTACTTCGTCAATAGTTAAATGGTCAAACAAGAGATTTGTTGCTACTAATTCTCTTGTGTTCATAACCATTCTGAATCGTAAATGCGTAAAATCCTTCAAGCGATGCTTATTCTCGCCTTGTCGTCCTTGTCCTCTTACATCGATAACTTCGAAACGTAAGATACGATCCCATAATGCTTTTGCTGCGTCAGTGTCTAATACTTTGACGACGTCTGGACTTAAATTGTTTGTAGTTAAAAATACACATTTAAGAGCACTTGGTTGGTTTTTGCCTTCAAGATGTGCAGCTTCAAAGTTAAAGTGATCTCCTGATAAGATTTGATTTAAACAGGGAAGATTTGGATCATTACTACGAAGAGCCATAAACTCATCGATGATACCAAAATCTTGACCACCATATGGACCATAAAAGCCATCTTTACGCGGTACAGCTAGATTATATAAGCCAGTGTTGTAGCCCATACGTTCTCCCAATTTTCGTGCGATGTAATTAGAAAGTGTAGATTTACCTACTGCTGCTTCTCCTGCTAATAATACACCAAGTGTTTCTTGGCGTTTTGATGCATTTTTAATAACCTTAATAGCTGATAACTTTTCAGTTAATGTATGCATGTTCTGCAGAATAAGAGTATAAGCAGCTCTTGATGTTGCTGAAAGTGTTCTTGATTGGTAACGATATGTGATAATCGGTAGTGTTTTTCCAATAGCTTCTTCTAACTCTTTGAATAACACATTATCACGCAAATAGTCTAAATAGGGTAATGTGGCTAATTCTGATGTTCGTTTAGCCCACTCATGTAGTTCATTATGTGCAAGTTGATCGCCCGTAATATCGATGTGCAACAAGTCCTCTAATAAGAACTTACTCACATCTTTTGCAGCTGTTGTGATATGCTGTGTACTACGGATTAACATTCCTTGTTGAATGATAGATTTAACATCACACACATTAAATAGTGTGAGTCCTGCGATCACGATAGATATAATAGTAGTTATTGCTGGATAAAACCAATTGATAGAATTAGCAGTGGTTTCACTACTAAATCCTTTAACCACGTCATTAACTTGCGTAATGATTTTGTCACTGTTAAATGATATACCTTTTTGCATAAAGAGGTTACCTACAGTTAACACAAATGTTATCAAAGAAGAAACCAATGTTGCAATTTGCAGCATACGGTTTGTTTTCGATATTGTTTGATACATTGTGTTAATTGCAGTACCTATAGACAACATTGAAGTTGTCAGTGTTGAAATGAATAAAGCAGTTGAATTGCCAAAGATAGGTGCGAACCATTCTTTTCCAACACTATTAGAAATAACTTGGGTTAATGCTTCAAGATTATTTTCATCTGCTTGATAGGTATCCATAGTTTGGTTCCATGTTGGTAAATCGTGAACCGAAACGATATTAGGTTGGTACATATTGTGTACATATACGGTTTCTATAACAGTGTCAACACTTGATGTTGAAGCACTGCTATGTCCAGAATCCGAATCACTATCTGAATCATTTTCTTTAAATTCCTTTTGGGAATCCTTTGGTATCTCAAGTGTACCACCCTCTGGTATAATGAGTTCCTCTTTTTGAGGATTCTCGGGTATCTTAAGTGTACCATCCTGTAATTCCTTTATTTTAGGAATGTTATTAAGATATGTTTCTACATTATCTTTTAACTCCCCATGTTTTACTTGTGACTCTTCACCAAATTGTCGAACTTTAGTGTTAGCGTCAGGCGGCTGTTGGGTGTTCATTGGTATCTTAAGTGTACCATCCTGTTTCTCCTTCTCTAAGAGAAGATTGCTGAGGCGTTCGCCTGCAGCTTGCAATTCACGAGTCAAAGTTTCTTGTTTTTCAAGATAAACTTTCTCCTCCCAAATGGTGTCTTCCTTTGATAAGGAGTTTAGCTCGTGTTTTAGTTTGCATATAAGTTGTTCTGCTTGAGCAATTAATTCCTCAAGCGATTGAATTTTCTTTTGTGTTTGATTAAATTTTTTATTACCTTGTAACGGTAATTTTTGTTTTTTGTTGTTGTTGTTGTTGTTTTTGTTTTGTTGTTTAAAACTAGAATTATAAATAGTCGTTGACATCTTCTTGTAAATGTTCAATAAACTTTTCTTTATAAT